TTAATTTATTAAGAATAAAGAACTACATCAGATCCAATAGCGTAATTTACGCCAGCAGTAAATCTCATAATTACTCTTACGTTTTTACTTCCGTCAATATCAGCCATATCAATCAATTTAACAAGATTGTAGTCAGACATTAAACCTGTTCCAAAGAACAAGTTAGATCTTTCAGCTGCAACGATTTTGTCGTTTGGAAGTCCATTAGCAACAAAGATTTTTACACCATCAATAGAAAGGTTTTCTTGACCTCCGTACCAAAGTGTTCCTTTATTGTCAATACCTCCTGCAACACCACCACCTTGTGCGTTTGTGATAGCAGAATAACCGCCTAATGCTCTAACGTATGCTTTAGCAACATTTTGTGGAACATATATGTATAAATCATCTTTACCATAAAGTGAAGAAGGAATAGCGTCAACTACTTTACCTAATTCAGCAATTACGTTAGCTGAATCAATAGCAGTACCTACTACATCAATTACATCTGCATCAGCAGTCATTAATGGAACAAATCCATCAAAAGATCCTGCAACTGCAGCAGATCCATTCCAAAGATTTTGTTCTGTAGATTGAGCAACTTCTTTTGCAACGTGTGCAATTAAGAAAGAAGCAAAGTCAGGTGGCAAGTTATCAAAAGCTGAATAGCCCATAGAAACTGCGCCCCAGTCTGATTCAAATGGTGTTTTACATAATTCAAGGTTAACTTGAAATTGGTCAGGCTGTATAATTCTTTCAGTAAGTGTTACAGCACCTGCATTTGTGAAATCACAAGATTCATCTCCAATTAAACCAGAAGTAGCTACTTTTTTAATAACTTCTTTAAACTTAATGTTTGGCTTAATTTCAATAGCACCTTGACTTAATGTGTTACCACTTAATAGAGCAGCAGCGATGTACTTACCTGCAAATTCTCCAGCATAAGTAGTAGTTATAGTTGGTTGTGGCATAATTTTTTATTTTATTTATTTAATTGATTTAATATTAGATCCATTGTAGAAGGGCGTCTTTTTGGCGCTATTCTAAAATTTTCTTTTTTAGCATTACCTCCTTCTGGATTGTGCTTTATTGGAGCAGCAGCAGGTTTTGATAATTCTTCTTTTAATTGTTCGTTAACTTCTTCGTTAAATTCTTCTTTAACTGTTCTTGATTTAGGTTGTCTTGATACTTCTTCTTCATTCATTTCAACTTCATCTTCTTTCATATCTTTTTCTCCCATTTTAGATTTAAGATCAGAAATAGCATCTTCAAGATTCTTGATTCTTTTTTCCATACCTTCCCAGTCTTGTACATCAGCTTCTTCATCCATTTTTTCTTCCTTTTCTTCTAAATCTTCTGTTTCATCTTTAGATTCTTCTTCTTTTTCTGGAACTTCGTTAGATACTTCTCTAACGTCTGCAATTAATCCTTCTTCTTCAATAACTACAAGTCTACCATCTTCAAGTAAGTATTCACCTACTGGCATAGCAACTTTTTCGTCATCAGTAAGAATAAAGATTTCTTTACCTTTTTCAAACGATTCTGCTTCTACAAGAGTACCGTTCTCTAATTTTTGTTCTTCAAGTTTTACTTCTATGTTTAGAAGCGTCTTGATTTGGTTTAACATTTCAGTTGATTTCATAATTATATATATAACGTGTTTAATTTATTTTTTTGCATTTTCAAACTGTTCTGGATATAACCCCAATGCCTTGAGCCCATAAAGAACCATCACAACATTTTCTTGAATAAGTATTTTTGTCTTTACAGAAACAAGCACGACTTGAACCTTTAGGGCTTGAACGACTTGGAAAAAAGTTTTTTAATCTACTCATTTATTAAAATGTCTTTTATTTGGTTTAATAATTGATTTGCTTCTTTATCTTCTGATAATCCAACAGAATCTTTAGGTCGTTCCATTTTATCTGCAAAGTAACCTTCAATACTAAATCCTTTTACTTTACCTGTTTTAACATATTCGTTCCAGATCTTCTCATTGTTTACTTTTACAGAACCCATCCAAGTTCCTACTGGTACATTCATACCATACTTTCTTGATTTGTCGTGAACTTCATCTTCTACAAGCCAAGATTCTACCAAACTTAATCCACTTAATTCGTGTTGGTGCTCTAATGTTGAATTGTTTTGATTGCCTTTAGTCAAGTACATTTGGGAGGCTTTTAAGACTGTATCTTTAGAGAAGTATATATAATATTCATCTTCACCATTTTTGCGATATATAGGCTTATTTGGGATTAGTAAAGCCCCCATTAATATTTTTTTTTCTTTATCTATTTCTGCTAATTTAACTTCATCACTTTTTAATGCAATAAAATCTTCTTCAATAGCTGGATTTTCGACTATTGATATTGCTTCGATTCCAGAAGCATCTTGATCTTCATCTAAAATTAATTCGACTATTTTCATATACTATATAACGTATTTAATTAATAATTTTGCATTTATATTGTTGCACCTTCTACAATATTTCTTTCAAGCCCTTGTGCAGTTGTTACATCATTGCTTACAACGTATGCTCTAACTGGTTCACTTGCTTGACTTCCTATTGCATCTGCTAATTGACTTGTTCCACCCATACCTACAATATTAAAAGCAGGTGGTGCTGATGGCATTGCAGGAATTGAACCCCCTCCCCCTGTTGATGCCCCTGCAGGTGGTGTTGGATCAGGTGTTGATGTAATAGCTTTTATATTTGCAAGTCCTGCTGTAGTTACTGCTGCTGCTCCTATAAAACCGAATATACCTCCTTGAGATAATGCTTTTGTAGCACCTGCATAAGTATCTCTAATAGCTTGTACTATAGCTATAGCTTTACCAAACTTTGAGTTTTTACCCACAATAGTAGCAAGGTTTCCTAAAGTTTCAGTCATTTGTGATTCTTTAGCTTTATCTAAATCTTTTTGTATTTTAACTTGATTTCTTGCACTTTCTTCGGAATAAGCATCTAATTCATTTTGGGCATCTTGAAATGCTTGAGTTCCTGCTTTGTATGAATCTCTTTTATCTTTTAATCTTTTTTCTTCTAATTCTTTTTCTTTTTCTGCGTTTGTTTTTTGTGCTTCTAATCTTAACACATCATTCTCAATCATTTCAGCATTAAAATCTCTTTCAGCTTTTTGTCTTTCTGTAGTAGCATCTGTTATAGATTGTTCTAATTCTAATTTTTCTTTCTTCAAAGCATTAGCATTTACATCTTGTTCAGACATAAAACCTGTTATTTGTGCTTCTATTGCAAGTTTTTCATTTTTAGCTTCTTGTAAAGCTATGAAATTAGCATCATTTTGATTTTTGTTATATTGTGCTTGTGCTGCTGCTAAAATAACATCAGCATTATTTTGCATTGTTTTTGCTTGTTCTTCTAATACTTCTTTTAATTTATTATTTGCTATAATTCTTTCTTCAATAGTATTAAATTCATTATCTCTTAATTGTCTTTGTTTTTCTGCTTGTCTATCATAATCTTCAAGTAAACCTTGATTTATTACTCTTGCAATTTCTGCTTGTTTATTTAATGATACAATAGATTTAGCTGCTTTAATGTTTTCAGAAACATAGTTAGATGTTGATGTTACAACTTTATCAACAACTTCAACTGTTTTGTCAAATGAATCGTCAACACCTGTAACAACGTCTACTAATTCTTTACCTGCATTTTTAGCTGCCTCTAATGCACCAGCAAAATCACGTTTAAACACCTTGATTACTGCTTCGGCTAAAAAGCCTAACGTGTCTATTGATGATTGTATTCTTTCAATAACATTTTCTTTTATTGCAATACCAAAGTCAATCATATTTTGAACAGGATCTTCAAAAGATGCTTTAAAATATTCTTTAATAGTTCCTATGTTATTACCTATAAGATTAAAAAAATCATTAAACATTAAAGACAATGTTTCAAATACAATATTAAAACTATCTATAACCTTTTGATTTTCATTAAATACTTGAACAAGTTTTGCGAAAGCAGCAATAGCAAGTCCAATACCTAAAGATTTTAAAGCAGTTCCAAGTTTAGTAACCCTATCTGTTGTTTTTTTTGTTGCTTTTTCAACACCTTTCATCCCATCTTTAGTGTCGGTATTACCACCTTTAATAGTATTATTTAAAGTTTTTATTTCTTTAGATAAGCCATCTACTTCTTTTTGCGCATTTTTAGTTTGCACATCTAACTGAACTTGTATTACTTCTGCCATTTTATTTCTCTTTTTATTTGTTTAAATCCTTCTTTAAAAGTTTCAGCTATTTTATATTTGCCTTGTGCAATTCTTATTGTTTCTGTTTCACCGTCTACTACTTTTAATAATTCTAATATATTTTTTATCATAATTTTAAGGTTGACCACATAATATGTTTGTTATAACTCCTGATGAATTTACTGTCATAATCATTTGGTATGAACTATTT